TGACACGGTACATCACGGTGGACCAGCCCTTGGTGATGGTGTCGGTGTAGGTCAGCGCGTTGCCCTTGTACACCTGCGTGTAGGCGGAGCCACCATCGGTGCTGCGCTCCAGAATGTAGCCGCTCAGGTTGCCATCGCTGTCACTGGCCGCAGTCCACGAGATCACCAACGTGCTGCCGCCCTTGACATCATTCGGCACCGCGATGGACGGCGGCGCAGACGGGGCGTTGTTGTTGACCACCGTTACCTGCGAACTGGTGCGCCAGCCAGACTCCAGACCCTCGGTGTCGTATGCCTTGACGCGGTACATCACGGACGTGGTGCCGAAGGCGACGTTGTTCGTGGTGCTGGTGGCCGTACCCTGATAAATCTGACTCCACGAACTGCCGCCGTTGGTCGAACGCTCTACCTTGTAGCCGGCGAGATTGCTCTCAGCATCAGAGCTTTTTGCCCACGAGATTGAGATGTTCGTGCCGCCCATGATGGACGAAGGAACGGAGATGCTGCCCGGGGTAGAGGGTGCGGTGTTAGTCGAGACCGTGCCATCGTCAGACACCAAGAGAGTAGAAGGCAAAATCAAAGCGGGGCGAATGCCGCTCGAGCTGGAGCAGCTGGTGTCGCCACTGTCGCCATCGGAGCCGACGACCAGCGCGCGTTTGGCGGAGACGTTGCAGCCCGGAGAGCGGAGCCACCAGCCGGTGG